GTCTAAGTCTTTTGTCAAGTATAACTAATCCTTTTTTCATAAGGATAGCACCTCCACCTTGTAATAAAGTATTTAAAGCTGCATGTTTATGTCGTAAAAATATCTTACGACCATCTAATCCTTTTAAGAATTTTTTTTCTGCTGCGATATCAACTCTTGTTTTAAGAGCTGCAAGTGTTGGTAGACTACTAAGAAAGCGTTCTCGCAAGAGTTTACCATCTGCTCTGCTTCCGTTAATGATGCTTCCAATCTTTTCATCTCCTGCTCCGTAAATGAGGGCATAGATGAAAGTTTTTGCCTCATCTCTTGATTTAAGTCCAGCAAAAGTTTGGTTAGCTGTGTGAATGTCTCCATTAATAATTTCATTTATATACTCCTCGTCAGCCATGTAGTGTGCTAACATTCTTAATTCTAAACCACTTGCATCTACACCTACAAGTTTATACCCGTCTGGTACAGTCCAACAGGCTCTGCATTCTTTACCATAAGGACTATATATAGCCGGAACTTGAGCCATGTTAGGGCTTCGGTGTGCCATTCTACCTGTAATAGCTCCTGTGCAAATTACAGAACCATGTACTCTGCCATCATCTTGAAGTGCATCAATCCAAGAAGAAACTTGAGCAGCTCTTTTTTGTAATAACAAAAATTCAGCAATTAAACTTGCCTCTTTAATATGTTTAACTTTATTAAGAGTTGATTCATCAACAATGGGTTGACCTGTTGGAGTAAAATTCTTTGGCTTCCAACCAAAATCTTTTAAATATTCTCCTATCTGTTGTCGAGAACCGAGATTAAATTCTTTTAATTCTTTTCTCATAAACACAGACACATCATTAGTTTTAACTCTTTCGCTGTATTCTATTTCTGTTAATCCTGATTTAGAAAGAGTACCATCTTTTTTTAATTTCGGTTTTACTTCTTTAACATTTACCCATTTAGGTTTAAATGTTTCATGAACTTCAGTTTCGTTCTAATAAAATAGAATCTTTTGAAAAGCCAACACATTCTTTTTTTAAATAATTAAATAATGTTTTATTTATTTTTACATCTTTAATACAACGAGTAAGCATTTCCTCGGAGAACTGAGTCCAGTCCTCGTGTACTTGTTTTTGTACACCTCCTAAACGATAACCCCATTTTTCAATACTGTGTCCTCCTTCTCTTACAGGATTAGCAAGTCTAGAAATTGTCAATGTATCTAAAACTTTATCAGTGTCATACAAATTAATATCATACAACTTTTTAATTAAAGGAATGTCATACCCAATAATATTGTGTCCGATTAGTTTATCGGCTGACTGTAAAAATTTTATTCCTTCTTCTATTTGTTCAGGTCTAAAAGAATAAACCTTATCATTTTCATCAATAGCTACAATACACCAAATCGTGTCGGCTTCAAATAAAAAACCATTAGCTTCAATGTCAAATACTAATTCCATATTACCTCCTAAAATGGAATGGCATCACTGTCATGTAATAACTCTGAATCTTCATACTCGTTTAACCTACCAGTGTCTTTATTATACACTAAAGATGTAGCGTTGCCAACATCCCCTGTGTATCTAGATTTTAACACACGCAGATTAGTTGTTCTAGATTCTAAATCATCATCCGATTGTTGATTTCTTTCGAGGGCAATCACGCAATCAGATAACTGAGCTATACTATTTGAACCACGTAAGTGTGAAAGACTTACAGTAATACCATTCTCATGTCCTTTGTTTCCTTCAACTCTTCTAAGGTGAGAGACAAGGATAATCCCTGCACCTGTTTCTTCTACCATGCTACGTAATCTGTGCATGATACTGTCAATTGCTTTACGTTCATCACCATCAAGCATTGAACTAACAAGCATATGTAGATGGTCTACAACCACCCACTTACAATCACAACCTACAATGAGGTAGCGTAGCTTTGCAAATATTTCTTCGATATCATTAGCTCCAAAGTGAGCATGAATAAATACCCTATCGTTTGCAAAAACTCGGTCAAACATATCTGTCAACTGATTCTCTGTGTAACTATTGCGAGTACTGTCAATGTATAGTTTATCGTTTGCTTCAATAGAAAGTATACCATCTACTGTACGTTTCCAATCTTCTTCCAAAGCAATAACACCTACGTTATCATTTGTTTGTTTAATAAGCCAGTGCTCTAGCTCACGAGTTACACTAGACTTACCTAGTCCTGTCCCACCTGTAAGAGTTACAAGTTCTCCTGCTCTTAAACCAAGAAGTTTTTTATTTAAACCATCCCAAGGATAAGGAACACTTTGTTTCTGTTCACGATTAAGAAACTCTTTTTGTTTATCAGCAACTCGAATGATACCACTAGGTGTATAAACTTGTGCATCCCACCAAGCTCTTGTAAACTCTTGGTGTTTGCCTTTGTTAAGCATATCGTTAGGGTCTTTGTACCCATTAGGAAGCGTAACAATTTTTGCTTTGCCGGGCTTAAGTATTGTTGCGACTTTCTTTGCAGCATCTTCTCCTGCTTTATCTTTGTCAAAACATATCACAACATTGTCAAAACTTTCAACATACTCAATGCTTTCTTTAATGTCTGTAACTGCTGAAGCAGCCCCACGTTTAATAGAAACAACTGCCCACTTACTGCCTAATAATTCATAGGTAGCCATAGCATCACATTCACCCTCGACAATTGTCAAGTATTTACCACCCTCTTTAAATAAATTTTGTCCGAACAAGCCCGAACCCTGTATTGTCCCTTCAAAAGAAAAACGTTTGTCTCGTATGTATCTAATTTTGGTAGCACACTGTTCATGATTTATATAAAACGGATAAAGGTGCTGTGCTAATTGACCTGCCCCATCATAAACAACCTTGACACCAAACTTTTCTGCTGTTTCTTTGCTTATGTTTCTGTCGGTTAGCTTTGCAAAGATACCACCATGAGCATTTAAAACTTTAGGTGTTGGTGTAACTGTTAATTTATTATAATTTTCTGTAGACATAACTGTTCCGTTTGAATATTTAGGAAAAAAGGAGTCACAACTAAAACACTTAGCTGAGCCATCCTCGTTTATTGAACATGCATCCGTGCTTTTACATTCGGGACATGGCACATGATACTTTACAAATTTACTTTGATTCATAATCAATTCCTATAAAAAGAAAAGCCTCCCTAAAATAGAGAGGCTTTATTGGAGATAGATGTATCAATTAAGATTCGTTTGAATCTTCTTCGACTACATCAGGCATAGGCTCAACGATAGCTTCGTCTGTACTTTTAAGTAACTCTTCTAAGTTAGCTCGGTGTGTACGACTTGCAAAGTCTAAAGCCTCAATGTGGACTTGTAAATTGCCCACCTTTTGCACAATCACAGTAGCTTCCTGCTTCTTCTGCTCATCTGCAATGTTGTTGATGTCAAAGTGTGTTTCCACACCCTCATCATTTTTAATGGTAATAATCATTAGAACTCTTCTCCATCACCGAATGGGTCTAACTCAGAACCATCCTGTGATTTTAAAGATACTAAATCAAGTACCTGCATAGCTTGAAAATCCAAGCCTTTAAAGCTACCATACTTATTGTCGGTTTCCCACTCGTTGTACTGTACCTTAACAGTTGAGCCATTACCAACAATGGTATCTAATGGTTCTTTATTTTTATCAAAAAGTTTAGGTGCATTTCTCACCATACCATTTGGTCCATTAACTTTTCTTTTAATAGTTATAGCTCTACCAATAGGCGTAGAACCCCCACTCTCATCCTTAATGGACAAGTCTTTTATTTTAAAGCCACGAGCTTGAAAGTCATTCGCAACATCATCAGCTACTACTAAATCAACTGTATACACAGGTTCAAACGTAGTGTTTGGTGTTGTTACTGATGCCCAATAGGCTTTTCCTTCTAATACTGCCATATAATCCTCCTTCGGTTTGGCGTTTTAATGAGTGCATTATACACTAATTAATCTCTAATGTCAAGCAAAATATCTTCCATTGATATCACAGGATTTTTAAACAGCGTAACAAGGAACTCTTCTCCTTGCTTTTCTATTTCATATCCTGCTTTGCTTTCGTAAAATTCTGTGTAGTTTTCAGCTACATAATCTTCAAACTTTCTAAGTTCGTTTCTATCAAAGATAGCTGTCTCGCCTTCAGACATCATCCTTTCGTATATATAATTCATGCAACCTCCTGTGTTGTCCACCAAGTAGGCTTAGTTCTATTGCGTTCCCATTTGGCATAGTGTTTTTCGTTAATGCAATAATTACGATAAGCAATAATAGCATCCTCATTCTTATACTCCTCAGGCATAGCCTGTGCTAGTGGTGTCCTGCTTGTATGTGTAATGTTGTCAGGCATCTTACTCAGTGGGTCTTCTAGCTTGACCACACTTGCATGTTTCCTACCATACCTATACTCATATTCCAAGCCTAGTGCTAGGAAGTGTCGATACAACCATGAATAGTTAGAGCTAGATTCTCTAGCCCATATAGTACATGGGTGATTCTTGTATGCTTCTTTGTACAAACTATTAGCATCTGCATACTCATCACCATCTAAAACTCTATGTGCTGTGCATAACATCTGTGCTGTTTCAAGTGGCATCTTGACTAGCATCTTATCAGGCTGTGCTTCTGCTGATATGGTAGGACATTCATCAAAATAAAATATGTTCATACTTCCTCCGAAGTAGTTCCATCTGTTTCACGATAGTCTTCCTTATCATCATCCTCATCATCATCTAATCCCATGATAACAATTTTATTATCAACATATTCTTTACCAAACTTATCTTCAAGTTTTTCTTTTAGTTTTTTATTAAATTCTTCTAGACTCATTTGCCTTGCCCTCTATATTTTTTTAAGTTGGCTTTCTTACTTTTGTTCATGGTAGCTGTGCCAACATTACCTCTACCTTGACTTGTCTTCTTACCTCTGCCTTGTGTAGCAGATACATGACCCTGTACTGTTTTAATTTTCGCCATAATATTCTTCTATAGTTTTTTTGCGTTTGTCATTAAACTCAGTTATTCTTTTACCTGAAACATAATCAGTTGTACTTTCTGTCCAATTACCATCTTTGATTCTTATGTCAATAGATTTTACTTGATTATCTTCAGCTTCTTTTTTTAGTATCTCTCTTTGCTGTTCAACAGCTTCAAAAAATTCAGTCATTGTTTACTCCTCTTTGTTTTTGTAATTCTACTAACTCATCCCACTTGTAAAACTTCTTAGTCTCTGCATCCCAAAAGTTTCCACGCTGGATTTTTGTTGGAATATAAGGTTGTATTTCTTCCTCGTCTACCAAGTACATATACAGTCCTGTCGTTGCAATTAAAGACACACCAACCACTACTACTAATATTATTTCCATAAGTCATCCTCGTTAAATAAAAAGATATATTGTATCATAAGCAATCCTCTTTGTCAATTTTTTCATAGAACTCGGGTTTATATTTAGGATAAAAAGTTTCACTTAAATTTTTACCTGTTGTTTTTTCATAAACATATCTTTCATTAACGCTATCCTCAGTAATGTTTAAGTTTTTTTCTTCTTGTTTTAGAGTAGGCTCTAACAGTTCGTTATAAAAAGCTTCAATGTTTTTAAACTGAAGATATTTTTGTACTTTCATACCATGATATGCACTATTAAAAAGTCCTGTTCCTCTACCTGTAGTATAGTAAT